TCGAAAGATTTTTTGGTTTTGAATTACGTGAGGACATTAGCGATATACCTGCCTTACAGCCAGAATTAAGAGATGCTTCTGCTTACTATACGTCACTAGTAAATGGAGGCATTATTACACCAGCCGAAGCACGTAAAGCCTTAGGCTTTGACTTCGTAGATGGTACAGAAGAAATACGCGTTCCTGCAAATATTGCAGGTTCAGCAACTAACCCAGATGAAGGCGGAAGACCCGTCGAAGAACCGGAGGAATAATGGGAAGTTTAAGACAAAGAGGCATAGTCCTTGAAGCAGTAGGAATGATCATGTTAGAAGAGGGAAGAGTACTTAATAAGCGTGAGTACGAAAAAATGGAATCAAGAACCCCTGTAAGAATAGGAAATGTATTAAATCATTTTGGAAGCTGGAGCCGCATGTTAGGTATTCTAGAAAGCACTCTTCCAGATGTGTGGGCAGAAATTAAGCTGAAGGAAAATCCTCCACCGCCTAAACCTGCTCCACCAAAAGAACCAAAGCCAGCTCCAAAGGCCGCGGTCAAGCCTGCTACTAAACCAGCAGTTAAAAAGGATTAAGATATGAATAAAATCTTTAATCTTACGTCTACTTTCAAAACTCATGCAGAAGAAGATGGTTCTGTAATGATTCGTGGAATGGCAAGTACAGCTGACTTTGATCGCGCGGGTGATTCCATCTCAGCAGAAGCTTGGCAGAAAGGTGGACTAAAGAACTTTGAAAAAAATCCAATTATCTTATTTAACCACGACTATGATAAGCCAATTGGTCGAGCCACAGGTCTGAAGTCTGGACCAGATGGTTTGGAGCTGGAATGTAAGATTAGTAAGGCAGCGCCTGCTAATGTTGCTCAACTAGTTAAAGACGGTGTTCTTGGAGCCTTTTCCGTAGGTTTCCGAGTCAAGGATGCTGATTATATTAAGGAAACCGACGGACTAATGATTAAGGACGCTGAATTATTCGAGGTATCAGTTGTATCTGTGCCATGTAATCAGTCAGCTACTTTTTCGCTCGCGAAGTCTTTCGACTCCACTGCGGAGTATGAAGAATTCAAAAAAACTTTCACAAATCGTGTAGATCTAGCAGGTCAGTCTCTGGCTAAGGATGAAGATATTACTTCGGGAATAGCTAGTGACACACCTCAAAGCACGGATGTTAAATCCGTAGATCAGGAGATCAAGATGGACAATCAAAACATCGACTTGGAAGCTTTTGCAAAGAAGGTAGCTGAAGATACAGCTGCTAAGATTGCTATGAAGCAAGCCGAGCAAAAAGCAGCTGATGAAGCAGAAGCAAAGGCATCCGCCGAAGCAGACGTTCAAAAAGCACAGGCTCTCGAAGCCGAAGAAATCCGCGTTAAGACTGGCGTACAGACTGGAGTTGAAGCTCTTATGTCAGACGTTGAAGCTAAGCTAGCTGAAAAAGACGCAAAGATGGACGAAGTACTTGCTAAGTACAAAGCTGAGCTAGAAGAGAAGACCACAGAAATCGAAGCTATGAAGAACAGCAAGAAGACTTTTGCTGATCGTTCTGGAAAAAGTGACATTTCTAAGTGGGGACAAGACTTTATGTGTGCCCATCTTCTTGGAGTTATGACTCAAAAAGGTATGAATACTTCTTGGGCTCAAGACCTACAAGAGAAAGCTGGTATTAACTATGCCGCTAATGCTGGTGCCATTGATCAGGAAGTTTCTAATCTCATCGAGAAAGAAATTATGAATGAGTTAAAAGTAGCTCGTTTATTCCGTGAAATCCCAGTAAATGGTGGAGCAACTGTGTTGCCAATCCAAACAGATGCAGGTAAAGCTGCGTTCGCAACATCTGCCAGTGGCGGTAACTTAGAAAACCGCACGCAAATTACTGCTAATCAGTTTAATGCAAAGCAGGTAACATTGAATGCATATCGTCTAATTTCAAGCACATTTATGGACAATGATGTAGATGAGCAGGTACTTGTTAACTTGATGCCTATGCTTGTTGAATCAGTTGCTCGTGCTCACGGACGTGCAGTAGAAGATGCTATCATTAACGGTTCAGGATCTATTACTGGTCTTGACGGACTTGCAGCAGCTCACGGTACTACTCTAGACGTATCTGATGGTACTCGTCTAACTGCAGCTCTATTGCTTGCAGCTCGTGAAGGAATGGGTAAGTATGGTATTAACCCAACCGACATGGCTTACGTCGTAAGCAATGACGGATACTACGATCTATTGAACGATGCTAACTTCCAGACTCTGGATGAGGTAGGATCCGATCTAGCAGCTCGTATAACTGGTACTATTGGTGCTGTATTCGGTACTCCAGTTGTAGTATCTGAAGAGTTCGCCGCTCCTGGAGCAGGTGTACCAGCAGCATTTGCTGTTAACACTCGTAACTATGTAATGCCTCGTCTCCGCGGTGTAACCGTTGAGCAGGATTACGAAGTTATGAATCAGCGTCGAGTAATCGTAGCTAGCCAGTCTCTTGGATTTGCAGAGTTGGTAGCTGGAGCTACTGGTGCTGAGCCATCAATCAAGATTGATTACGTAGCATAATACTTAACAGTATAGAAACGAGGGGGAGTTCATCTCCCCCAAGTTTTTACTCATGGACTTATAAATGGCAAACTTAATAGACATAGATATTTACAAAACTTCGGAAAAGATAGAAAGTACGAAGGACGATAATCGTATCAATACTTTGATAACGTCTGTAAGTCAATTAGTAAAAACTTATTGTGGAAACAGTATAGTAGATCACTTTTCTACAAATAAAGTAGAAGAGTTTAATATAAGTTGGGGAACAAATATAGCACAACTAACAGAAAGCCCTGTAAATGCAATAGTGTCGGTTCAAGAAAGAGATAGTTTTTCCGCAAGTTATACGACAGTACCAAACACTGAATATTACCTAGATAAAGCAACAGATAGTGTATATAGAGTTACTACAGGAGGACAATATAAATCTTGGCCAACAGGAC